GTCGCGACAAACACAGGTTCGGGTGTCCTACAACACGCCTACGTCCTGCAGTAGACTACTGCAACTTTACTTTCGCAGCCGCGGTTTTTAAGCCGCCTCACCACGGCCCGACGTCGGGGCGTACTCATGCATCCACCCAGGGTCCCATATTGCGAGCCGAAGCTCGGAATCCCTTTTTCTTATAAGCTTATTGCGGAGGGTTCCAACCTCCATGACGCAGGGTAACTCCTTTCGGGAGCCCCATGTCACAACAGTCCTTACAATCAAGGCGGAGTCTTTCCGCACAGACCACATTTCCGCTCGCCGGACCGCGTCCAATCTACTTTGTCTTCTTGACGTCTATCAGAATCACCCCGTCATCGTGCTCAGCGTAAGGCGGAAGGACATCCTCAATCTCAATCATGAGAGGGAAAGATTCCTTCCTAACAACGCGAGGGACGATAAAAGGTCTGCGAGTTTCAGCCCAAGTCGGTCTAGTAACACGACAACGCTCTCCAAAACCACTAAGGTAAGGAGAAAAATCGGGCGAGGTAGGTCTTATCAAAGACATCCTCAACTTAAACTCCAGGTCAGACCTTTTCTGACGGGAAGCGAATTCCACGCTCCACTTCCACGCCGCAAGCTCCATTGCACTAACTTTCCTATCGTCTTTACTAATCGTATCCGGGTCAACAAATGTGCAGCCATCTCGAGGGACGACTACGTTGTGATCGGGACCTAAACTAGGCAAGACCTCAGAAGGTCGATCCAATCGAAGGTTCCACTTACGCGTCAACCGCCACGCAAGGTCACCACGGAAGCCAAGCTCCAGCGTGCTGACCCGATAAGCCTTAAGAGAGGGCAAATGCCATCGAAAGAACTCAAAGCCAGCACGGAACCTGTGAGATCCGTGGATTCCTCGAAGGAAATCATCGTAAGTCTTACAGAGTGAAGTGATGTCATCACATTCCCTAAGCATGCCGAACCGAAGAGTTTGGCGAACTTTATACTTTCCTTTTTCGCGTACTACTAAAGTTGAGTTTAAAGAGCCGTATTCGGCCGACACGCTCGTCTTTGTCCGCTCGACTTCAAGACCCAAAGACGACACCGTCTCCATCCAAAGCTGAGAGAACTCAGGTTTCGAACGGAAAAGGATGTCATCTCCGTTGATCTTACATGGGAGACCGCGCCCCCCTGCCCACAAAAATGCCATCCTATTTTGGATGCATAAAAGTGGAAAAGAGAGGTATGACCCCATCA